TAGCTTCTATCTCTTATCCAATAAGCTTTTTCAGACTAAGAATAAATTTCATTCCCAAGAAACAAATTTCATTTTTTGACTTTTCCGCGATTTTGTGCATTTCGCTGCGATTTTATGTACTTCGCCTAAACAAATTACCTTACAAGCTAGAGAAGACTTGCTTTTCTATAAGTTTTCGGGGAAAAACCCATGAACTTTCGGGGAAATCTTTTTGTTTTCAATATATTGCGATTTTCTCAGTAAAGTTGCGATTTTCTCAATTCCGCAACCTGCAATCAGCATATAATAAGGTTTTGCAGAGAATGATAAGGAAAAGTTGCGATTTTATTAATTCCGAAAATACACCAATTCATTTGAGTCGACTACAAAATGTAGTTAACTGAAAGACAAGTTTTACACAATTTGTCATTTATTTGATAATAGGTTTACAATACATTGAATAAATGATATAATGAACGACACATTATTTAAAAATACATGTTTTAATTGAGTTGTTATTTAAACAGGTGAAAAATTACAAATATTATGCTTGTCGGTTATATGCGAGTCTCAAAAGCAGACGGCTCTCAAACAACAAATCTCCAATTAGATGCTCTAAAAGCACACGGCGTACAAGAGCCTTATATCTACGAAGATTATGCCTCAGGTAGAAATGATAAAAGACCGGGATTAGATGCTTGCCTAAAATCCTTGAGAGAACATGATGTCTTAGTGGTCTGGAAACTTGACAGATTAGGCCGTAATCTCTCTCACTTAGTCAAAACTATCACCGATCTTACTCGGCGGAATATCGGTTTTCGTATTTTATCAGGACAAGGAGCTAATATTGACACAACTACCGCTGCAGGACGTTTAACTTTTGGAATATTTGCATCGCTCGCAGAGTTTGAAAGTGATTTAATCAGCGAAAGAGTAAAAGCAGGACTCGCCGCAGCTCGTGCTAGAGGTACGAATGGTGGTAGAAAATTTCAATTAAGTAAAGCACAAGTGCGAATGGTCGAAGCCGCTATGAAAAATAGGGATACTTCCGTAACCGATCTTTGCAAAGAATTAAAAATAACACGCAGTACACTATATATGTATGTTAGCCCAAAAGGCGAGCTTCGCGCGCGCGCAACCAAGAGGCTTAAACTTTAGACGTATACTAGTATACGCATGCCTAAAAAGCCTATAGAACTAAGCTTGGTTTCGTGTTATAGTGAGCATAGATAACCTCTTAAATTAGGATAATATGCTATGTCAGTTCAAACTAAAGAAGAAGGGAATAAGTTAATTCTTGAATTAGATAACGGAGATAAAGCAAAAATAGAAGAAGCTTTAAAAAAATGGAATTTTAAAGATATGCAATCTTTATTAAGATTCTCTGTTAGTGTTTTACTTGAAACAGAAGATAAAGCTCTTTGGATAAAATCAAATGGAGAATCTACCCTTATTGCACCTGCTAAGCATTCTATCAGAGGTGATAATGAGTGAAAATACTGACAATTATAGTCCAAAAGCTGAAATAGAAAAAATTGAAAGAAGATTTGAACACCAAAACTTTGCTAAAGACTTTTGTGCAGCAGCAGAAAGTCAAAAAAATATAGATGAAGTATTAAAATTAATAATAAAGCAATTAATTGCATCGGATGCAGAAATAAGAAAACGGATTGAAGATATTATAGATAAATATATAAAAGAAGATAAATGGCTTACAATTAAAAAATCATTAACTGTTATCTATGCAATTGTTTTATTAATAATTGGTGCAGGACTAAAATGGATATTTAGTAAATTTTAATTGAACAGTGATTTAAAAGTATATGTACGCAATATCATTCGACATGGAAGTAGCTAAGTTAAAGGAACACTACGGAGAACCTTATAATAAAGCTTACGATGAAATTAGGGCAATGATGGAAGATTTAGGTTTTGTTGGAACACAAGGTAGTCTTTATCTTTCAAAAAATGAGAAAAACGATCTTACAACTGTTTACAAGGTAATTAATAAGCTATCTAACGTTCAGTGGTTCTCTGACTCAGTACGAGATATTAGAGCCTTTAAAGTAGAAGACTGGTCAGATTTTACCGAGATAGTTAGAAATAATAATAAATAGTCTATTTTTCTAACTCCTTTTTTCGTTTAGCAACTTTAGCAACAGTACCTTTTGAGCATCTAAGTGAGCTTATAATCACACTATATGGCTCGTTCTTTGAAAGTAACAACTCAATTTTTCTATGTAATTCAGTATTTTCTCTTCTACCTTTGTATAATCCTTGAGATTTGGCTTTTATTATTCCTTCTGAGTGTTTATGTTTATGATGTTGGTAATCTTTACGAACTATTGCATCTAACATATCAAACATTAAGTCGTTGATTACCATTAACATGGTATCAGTAAATTTATCGTTATATTCTATAATTTGATGACTTGTTGGTATATCAAGAAAAATTATTTTAAGCTGTTTTGTTTTAATAATTGTTTTTAACTTGTTCCAGTCTATATCATTTAATCTTGAGATACGATTTATCTGTTCAATTAAAATAATATCGCCGGTTTGAGCCATATCCAATAATCTAAATAATTCAGGGTGTTCTAGTTTGGCCCTACTTTCATTCTCTGTAAAAAAAGCTGTAATAGGCAAATTTGAATTATTAGCAAAATGGATTATGGTGTTTATTGCTTTTATTGCATCTTGTATTTTTGTTGATGCCCTTATATGTCCATATACATATCCATATACACGAAAATTTATAGTCATAAAAAATTATCTTTAATTATTAAATTGAAATTTATCAACTATCCCAAAGACTGATAGCCTTTGAAAACCATCAGTAGTCCTATTCTCTAAGTCATACGCCTTGAGCTCCTGTTCTCCGAATATCTTAGTTTTTCTTGGAGCTTCCTCCTTGGGAATATTAGCTTTTATGCGGAAGTTATCATTACCAGTTTTTACGGCATCCCGCTTCTCAAATCGCAAACACTTGCCGAAATATGCCATAAATTGAGCTTTTGAGCAAAAGCTGTTATCTAGCCGTTTTGACATATCAAGGAGTATTTCGTTCATTGCATTTAGGCTAAAGTCCCGCCCTGAGAGGCTTTGTAGTTTAGCGCAGTCCTCTTTGGTTAAAGGGTAATGGTGCTTTAGGTCTTGCGGTTCTTTGTACTGGTTAAAATAGTATACTCTCGCCTTACTCTCGGCATTAGTCGGTTTTTTCCGCTTGTTAGGTACTCGTTTTTTAAATTTCACAGTTTCAATCGGAGGAGTTTTCACTTCTGGAGATTGTATTTTCAGTAGGTGATAATTTGTAGTCGACTGACTATCTTTGGGATTTTGTAAAAAATTAGATTTCAGATCTATATCTTCAATATTCTTATTTTCTATTATAGAGCAAGTAAAAGGGGCTTGATTGCTAGGGTTTACGGAATCAGAACGCTTAATAAATTGAGCGGTAGAATTCTCTTCTGGAAGTACTATTTCCTGTTTGTAATACGCAAATTCGTAACTATGGCGATACGTTTTGCCATCAACAGTAATAGAATTACGGTAGGTAATATCTAGGACAGATTCTAACTGTTTTATGATGTTACAATTTTGTCCTCTCTTACACTGGGTAATTGTAGAAATATACTTGTGGTTAAAGAATACCCGCTCGCCTTTTTCTAGTTTCTGTATAACTGGAGCAAGAATAGCTTTTGCCGCATCACTTAAATGTTTTGCTTTTTCTCGGGAAAAATTACCTCGATTAGCTCTTTTGATTTTATCCCAGTTAATATAACTCTTACGATAACGCGCTTTTTCTTCCTTAAATGAGTAGAGTTTGCATAGCTGGTCTTGGTACGATTCCGTAAAGGTCAATTTTTGCTCTTGTTGTTTTGTCATATTCTCTAAAAATTATTAATATTTTGTAATTTTTTAGAAAAAGTGCCTTGACGAAGAGACAATATACCCTTATACTCCAAATTGTTATAAGTGGAGTTTGTGGTGTTTTCTCTTGCGGGTAGGCACCCTTTCTTTTTTATTTTAACAATACAGAAATAGCAGTAGGATAATCATAAGCAGCGCCGGTTGACATATCCACTCCTGTTCCTATTATTCCTCCAACTAAAATATTACCAAAAGTCATTCCTTTTGTTGTAGATTTAACTACACTATTACCGGTCTTTGATCCTTTCTTGCATACTATATTTAAATCACTATAAGCTCTATGTACAACTACCGATCCAGGAGTAGAGGATACATACCATGTTCCTTTATCATTATTTAATTCACATGTAGCTCCTTTTTCTGGTTCTGTATTAACACTAATAGATTGATTAGTGCCAGTAGTTACAGAAGCACAGCTTGTTAGAAATGAAGTAGCTAAGATAAAAATAATTTTGCTAAAATTTTTTTTCATATTAATTTTTTATTTTAAATTCTCATAACCTAATACACTACACAATAATTGGTACTACACCTACAAGTTGGACTAATAGTATTATCATTACAAATTACATAATAATTGTAACATCCAGCTACTCCACCGTGGTATGAACAACATCCTATGAAATTTTGATAATAATTTCTACAATCGTCGTTATTATAGTAAGAATAACTGCTATTTTTCTTAGATATTTCATGTATTCTGTATAAACCATACCCAGTTCCAGCTACAAGTGCAGTAGCACCTAAATCATTTTCTGTACAACTAATTAAAAAACAACAACTCAACAATAGTAATTTGTTCATTTTTTTGTTTTTTTACTTCTATAGTATGGATCAACATATTTGCCATTTTTACGATAATGACCCTTTACACGCTCGGTTTTAACATGTTCACTTTTTTTAAAAGTTTTTGTATAAATAATTTTTGGGGACTTATCAAAAGCAAAAGTATATTGAGAAGATAAAAAGCTAAAAAATAAAATTAATGCTATATAAAACTTTTTCATAAATTGATACCTAATATCAGATAATATAGTGGTTATTACTTGTACAACTATCAAGAATATTAACTATTTTATTAAAATCAAGTGATTTCGTATTAGTAAATTATGATTATTTTAAATATTTCTTATATTGAAAAAAATTATTTGCTATACTATATATTACAAACATCATAATATATGAATATAAATTTGGTTTAAAACACGATGGCAAAATTAGCTTATAAAGTAGAAATGTATATGGATAACAAAGAACAATTAATAGAAGCTATTGATAATTATGATGGTTACAGCAGTGGTTGTCGTAAAGTGTTAAAATTATTAGTTGAATTATCTATAGATAATGTAGCTCATATATCCGTCGTGCAATTAAGTAAAATAGCTTTATTATCTCGAGAAATGATTTATCAAGCTTTGTGTACTTTTCAACAGGATGGTTTTATTGAATTAGTAAAAAGAACAAAAGGAAAAACTGGTACAATAAATAGTATTATTCTAAAACCTAATAAATTAAATCAATTATTACAATTCTATATTAAACAGATAGAAGTACGAAAAAAATACACAAAGAAATAAAAAAGAAATTGACAATTTTGTTTTACTCCTCTATACTCATCTCATAAGGTAATAAAAAAACGCCTTAAGTTCGAAGCTTAAGACGTTTTGGAATCCTTTAATAGTCGTAAGAATTTAACAGTTTTCTAGACTCAACAATTCTTACTTTTATCAATAATTAAAGAGAAATTGTATATGCAAAATATCTCAACCCTACCTTTATGTCAAGGTGGAAAAAATCACGACAAAATCACTAGTCAAAACAGCTATGGTATAATTGATAAAAGATATCAGTTGTTAGAATCTACCATGCCGAGTTTAGAAGATACATGCGTTGCCAAGGCTCGCGAAGCTTTGAGGCAAATGTTGATCTCACCAAAGGAAGCTTTTCAAGTTCTAAAAAATTTAGAATCCAAGAAGGAGGCTATAAGAATTTTTGAAAAAAGAAACCAATCTAAAGAAAATCTAGAAAAAATAATAGATCAGCTGCCTGCTAATATCACGGATAAGCCTAAGTTTCATGAGACTAAAAGTGAACCTGTAGAATTATCAGCATCTAGCAAAGAAACATTTGCTAGAATTGGCGAGCGAGCAAGAGAAGCCTTTATAGAGGAGCAGATTGAGAGAGCTATGTTTTATAACATTCCCTATAAAAGTTATGGCGAGAATTACTACCAATTAATGGTTGATATTGATAAATACGAGTATTTACTCGAGAAAGCAAACGACTATTGTATAGATTGGGATAGTAGCGAATATGATCTTGTGGCTTTAGAGCAGGCAATAGAAGAAGCCGAGCATAATGCTTACATACATGATCAAAGCTTGCGCTCTTATTATTCACAATCAAGAGGAGTAGAGGTTTAATATGGCTATAAAAGATCGCTTTATTCCGAAAGAAGAGTTTATGAGGTTGCTATTTACTAAAATTGATGGTGTAGATACGCACGAATTGTCAATGTGGCTTAAGTCTCAAACTGACGATGAATGGGTGGTAGTACCAAGGGGTTTTTGTTCTATAATAGTTGAATTTTTTGAATGGCATCTTAAAGAAGAGTCAGACCCAAAGTTTCTACCAATAAAAGAGATGTTAGAAAGAAATATAGTAGCTATAAAAAAATATTTATAGGAATAAAGAAATACAAATATTAGTAAATAATAAAACCATTATATACAGAAATAATAATATACATAAATAAAGTTATTAATATGCACAACAAGCAAGAATGGTTAAGAGAGCGTAAGAGTTATATAGGTGGGAGTGATCTAGGTGCTATAGCAGGACTTAATCCATACCGCACGGCTCTTGACGTATACTTAGATAAAACCAGCGATGATATTAGCGAAGAGACTAACGCTGCAATGAGGTGGGGCAACCTTTTAGAAGATGTTGTTGCCAAAGAATATGCACAAGTTACTGGTTATGATATTGAAATAGAACCAAATACAATATATCACCCTGAATATAAATTTTTAGCAGCTAATATTGATCGATGGGTTGATCGGTGGGTAAATAATGGAACACATATTTTAGAATGTAAAACAGCTGGCTTTAATAAGGGCAAAGAATGGGGAGAGGTTGGGACTGACCAGATCCCTGAGTCCTATCTTATCCAGTGTGCATTTTATGCAAGTATATGCGATGTGCCAAAGGTTGATATAGCAGTGCTCATCGGCGGACAAGATTTTAGAATTTATACTTATGAGCGAAACAAGGAGCTAGAAAATAAGCTAATTAAGATAGCCTGTAATTTCTGGTATAACCAGATAGAAAAAAGGATACCGCCTAAATGTGTAAATACTAGGGATACGTTTAACTTATTTCCTGAGTCGCATCATCACGAAATAGTAGCGGAAAGTAACATTTTGGAAAAATGGGAACAACTTAAAGCGGCCAAGGAGGAAGAAAATAGGATAGCTGATACCATTGAAAAATTAAAGACCGATATACAGGAATTTATGAGAGATTATGACGTACTCATAGATAATCAGGGGAACGTAATAGCTACGTGGAAAAATACAGCTCCAAGGTCATGCTTTGATCTTAAGAGGTTTAAGGAGGAAGCAAAGGAAATGTATTTGAAATATGCCAATGTTGCAAAGCAATCAAGAGTATTTTTAATTAAGTGAGGTAGAAAATGAGTAATATAGCAGTAAAAACAACGTTATTAACACCGAGTAATTTAAAAGAAGCTATGGAGTATGCTACGATTATAGCAAATAGCGCTATGGTGCCAAAAACTTATCAGGGTAAAGCAGCAGATATTCTGGTTGCCGTACAGATGGGAGCTGAACTTGGGTTAAAGCCTATACAGGCTTTGCAGAGTATAGCGGTTATTAACGGCAAACCCTCCGTGTATGGCGACGCATTACTTGCTCTTGTACAGGCACATTCGTCATTTGAAGATATCAAGGAGTGGTATGATGAGAAAACAAATACAGTTTTTTGCACAGTAAAACGTAAGAACCAAACTGAGCATACTGTAAGCTTTAGCATAGAAGATGCTAAAAAAGCTGGTTTATGGGGTAAGACTGGTCCTTGGACTCAGTATCCGAAAAGAATGATGCAGATGAGAGCTAGAGGTTTTGCTCTTAGAGATAAGTTTGCAGATGCTTTAGGAGGCTTGATAACAGTTGAAGAGGCACAAGACTATCAGGTAGTAGATATGCCAGAAAAGAACGTAACACATGTGACAAAAACTGATATGCTAAGCAACAAACTCGATCACGTTGTACTAGAGGAGGAAGAAGTAACAAGGCAAGAGCCAAGCGAAACTTTAGCCAAATTCATAGAACTTATTAAATTCGATGACGTTGTACTAGAGGAGGAAGAAGTAACAAGGCAAGAACCAAGCGAAACACTTTTAGAGTTGCTAGAACTTATAAAATTGTATAATGTATCAAGCGAGATAATAAACAAGTGGACACGTGCCGCAGGAGTAGAAAGCATTGCCGATTTAGGAGAGGAAAGGCAACTTGCTTGTATAGAGTATATTAATAAGCAATATAATTATTCGCAAGGTATAGAAGCTGCATAATAATCTAATAATAAAGGAGGTAAAAAAATGATTAAGGCTAAAATTTCTATTACTATAATAACGTGCATGCTGACTCTTTGTAGCTGTGGCCATACTTGCAATATGAGCGACGAAGAAAGGGAAAAATATATGCAAGAAGAAAGCCGTAGGGATTTAAGAGATTTAATAACAAACTGATCAAATTGGCTTTTAATTAAAAAGCCTTAAAAGAACCTTGCATCTAAAAACTTTCATTTTCTTAAGTATTATGCTATACTAGCATTCGTGAACCTTGCGAGTTACCTATGAAAGAATTATTAAAAACTATTATCTATAGCAGATATTTTATTGTCGCTGCTGCTATAATTGTTGGTCTGCTATCAGCTTATTTCTGGTATCAAGACAATCCTGTTGAAGAAGTATCAGAGAAAGTCATAGAAGAACAAACAGGCATAGATATTGACCTCTCGCCTCAAACTTCTGAAGGCTCAAAATGAAAGTATCAGAAAAAGGACTTGATCTAATCAAGCAATTTGAGGGATA